CCAAGGCTGGGGCCTTGCGGTCGAGGTCTGGTCGAGCTCCGATGGTTTGGCCAACACCGCCGCTGATGCGTCGACCACTAAGACTGTTTCGCTGATCCGCGGCCGCGCCAACTCGGCTGTTTCTTACGGCGGGTTCGACTGGTCTGCTAGCGCTGCCGCAGCAACCTGGACGCCGACCGGCCAGACTGTCATCGAATCCTCCGGCGACGGCGTCAACTATGGGATTCATGTCGCCTCTTGGGGCAGCCAGGGTGCAGCGGGCACGACTAGCTATGGCATCTCTTCGGCGTCGACGGGTTTATTCGCCAAGGTTGCTGTAGAAATTTGGGGCGCGGCGTCCGCCAATGATGCGATCTTCGCGGCCGGGGTCATTCCTACCGACCTCGGTACAGCACTGGGCGCAACCACCCTGACCGCGACCGGCCTGGCGGGTGGCACGAAGGCGACGGCCACGACCCAATATGTGGAGAACGCCCTAGGCAACGACACGGCTGCGGTGTGGGCAGGTTGGACAGGTTTTACCGGCACCGCAACAGCCGGGTTAGTGGTCAGCTTCACCGTTACCGGGGCGACGGACCAATCCGGGTCGATTGTTGCGGCCGCGCTGCGAGAGATCAGCGCCAGCGGCACCGTTTCTGCGTCGGTCGCGTTCGCATCCACATCCACTCTCGGCGTTGTCACGGCGGTTACTCGCCGCGCCACTGTCACGCTGGCCAGCACATCAACTCTGGGCGTGGTTGTTTCGGGCCAACTGCAGGGCGTCGTCGCTATGGCGTCCTCCAGCAGCCTGAGCGTCACAGCAACAACCGTGCTGGTCGCGGCGATCACCTTTGCCGGGTCTAGTGAGCTAACGGTCGAGGCGGACGTCGTTAAGTCGGCCCTCACTCTGGTCGACGCCTTCACTGTCGAGGACCCCACCAAGTGGGAGTATCCGGCGCTTGTCGATGCGGTCGGCGGAGAACTTGTTATTGATCTTGACGCGACCGGGGGTAATTATCCGCGGGTCGGGTCGGTGCGCCGCTACGATATGCGGGGCGTCCGGGTAGCAGTGGAGATCACCGGTTTGCCGAATTTCGGTAATGGCACCACCGAACACGCGTTAGCTGTCGAAACCTATCAAGGTGAGCTGCAAGTTTTGCACTCCGGCGACCGGCTGATCGCCCGGGTTTCCGGGTTCAACAACGACGATTTAGAACTGACATTCAACCCGGCGATGCACCGTTGGTGGGGGTTTTCGGAACGCACCGGCACGCCGCTGTACCCGCACGTTGGTCTGTATCCGCACGTCGGTTTGTATCCATCGGCTAGCCGGGTCATTTCTTGGGATGTGTCCGCTGACGGGCAGAACTGGACTTCGGTGCGCACCATCGACGGATTCGACGCCTCAAGCGTCCGGTTTGCGATGACCGCTGGCTACTACGGCGCAGAGTCAAGCGCGGGTGTGGCAAAGTTCGACAATTTCAATGCGATCCCGACGTTAACCTTTTTGCGGCCCGTTCAGCTCACGCAGATGGTGATCACCCGGTAGGGGCTCATGGCTACTCGGCTCTATGGCGTACCGTCGACGGCCGCCCCGGTCTCACCCGGCTTTGGTGCTTGGACTACGACAGCGGCGGCGGTTCGTCGTTCCCTCTCGACCACAAAGTCGGGCACCGCTGAGACTGTAGCCGGATTCTCGATCACCTCGGGCTCGGGCAATAACGCGCTTGCTTTCCAACTGGTCTCCGATTCGCTGAACGGTGCCCAGACGATCACTGGCACGGTCACAATCGTCACTCGCGGACGCGAGCTGGCCGGTAACGACAATGTCGGGGCGCGCGTCCGAACAATCAAGGTGTACTCCAGCGACGGCGCCACTCTGCGCGGCACGCTGCTGGCGCTCGGCAACCACTCAGTGACAACTGAGCTAGGGACGACGCTGGCGGGTTACCCGGCTGCGAACGCCGACGCCCTCAGTTCGGTATCCGCCCAAGACGGCGACCGGATCGTCGTTGAGCTCGGCTACGGCATGACGACCACGGGCACCACGCCTCAGGCCGACATGTCCATCGGTGGGACCGGGACTGATCACGCAAACGCTGAGGGCGACACAACCGGAACGATCCCTTGGGTCGAGTTCTCCCAAAATCTGACCTTTGGCGCACCTGTTACGGCTTCGGTGGCGTTCGTCTCCACCTCCGCCCTCGGGTTGGGGGTCGGCCACAACACCTACCCATCGACCACCGCCGAGGCGGAAACCTCCACCACGCCGTACGTCATGAATGGCTCGGCGACCATGGCCATCGACACGGCCCTGATGCACAGCGGCGCCGGGTCGCTGAAGTCGACGGTTACTGCGCCAGGCAACGCCTACGTCCACATTCTCGAATCGTCGTCTTATTTGGCGGCGGTCACCGCACGCACCCAATACACCGGCACAGTGTGGGTGAATCCCAGCGCCAACATTTCCGGGCAAATCATTTTCGCCTGGTTCGACTCCAGCTTTAACTGGCTCGGCAACGACGCTGGCCCCGAGTCGGCGGCGTCCAGCGGCGTGTGGACCCAGTACAGCTACACCCCCGCTTTGTCCCCTGCGGGCGCGGTTTGGGCTTCCGCTGGTTGGCAGGCCACGACCGGTTCCACAACCGGGGTCACGTTCAACCTGGACGATTTTGCTGTGGTCGGCGGCGCCCAAGTCACCCGCCTAGCTGCGGTCGGGCTTGCGTCCACATCCACCTTGACCGTTGCTGGGACGAAACAGATTCAGTTGACGGTCACTCTGGTCAGCAGCAGCACCCTTAGTGTGACGCCGCTGGTCACCCATCCGTATGCGGTCACGCTGGCGTCCACCAGCACCTTGGGTGTTGCGGTGTCGGGTTTCCAATCCGCGACCGTCGCATTCGTTTCCACATCAACCCTGGCTGTTGTCGCCAGCCTGACGGTCCTTGTCACAGTCGCTTTTGTGTCGACCAGCACTGTGACCGCTGTTCCGCTTGCCGCTTTGCCGCCGATCCTTGTGATGCCAGCTAGGAGACTGTAAATGCTTGCTGCAACACTGGTTTCCTCTGCCGGGTCGGCCACCTTGCCGCTGGCGGCGCTCGTGGGGGGCACCACGGCACGGATTTCCATCCGCGAAATCCACATCTACAACAAAACCGCTATTGCCGCCGATCTGCTTTTGTGCAGGGTGACAACGGCTGGCACGCCAGGCGCTGCTGCCACCACCCGACTCCTTGACGAGGTGGATGGGGTTACGTTCGGGACGCTGCGGAACACCTACACCTCAACCGCGCCAACCACCACTGATCTTGGCATTGGGGTGGAGTTGGGTGCGGCCATCGGGTCGGGTGTGCTGCTGCCGTTCGGACCGAAGGAGCTGATAATTCCGGCTGTTGCTAACGCTGCGGTTGGAATTGTGGCTGGGGACACGGCGGGGCAGTCATGCCGAATCACGTTTAAGTGGGAACTCGCCTAACCAGCTAGCGGGAAGGGTGGCCGCGTGTCCAGCCTGATCCGCTACCCACTGCCGTATCCGCCGACCACGTTACAGCCGGTCGCCCGCCAAATCGGGCCGCTGGCCGTCCCGCCTTTCGTTCCTAGCAACGTCATTGCGGCTGTCGTCTTCGACCAGTCGTCCACGCTGACGGTCACACCCCAAGGCGGCCAGACCGCCACCGTGGCCATGGCGTCCAGCTCCACGCTCGCCGTCACGCCCCTAGTCACCCATCCGTATGCGGTGGCTTTGGACCAAACCTCCACCCTCGCCGTAACCCCGCTGGTCACCCATCCGGCAACAGTTACGTTCGCGCAGTCTTCCACGTTGGGTGTGGCGGGCAGCCAAACCATTGCGGCGGCGGCCGCGTTCACCTCCAGCAGTGCGCTGGCTGTGACTCCTTTGGTCACAGAGTCGCCCGCCGTAGCTTTTGCTAGCAGCAGCGGCCTCGCTGTCACCCCGCTGGTCACCCATCCCGCCACCGTCACGTTGGCGTCCAGCAGCACCCTAGGTGTGGTCAGCGCAGGACCGTCCGCCACGGTGACGCTGGACCAAACTTCCACGCTGGCCGTGACACCGTTGGTGACGCACCCCGCCACCGTCACGTTGGCGTCCAGTTCCGCACTCGCGGTCACACCGCTGGTCACCCACCCCCCGGCAGCAGCGTTTGATCAAAGCTCCACCCTTGCCGTCACTCCGCTGGTAACTCACCCGTATGCGGTGACGCTAACCCAGTCCAGCACGCTTGCCGTGTCTGGGTTCCAAACGATCACCGCGGCGGTCCTGTTCGCCTCCACCAGCACTTTGGGTGTGTCGGTTCAGGGGCAACAGTTCGCCACCGTCACGCTGGCGCAAAGCTCCGCTCTCGCTGTCACCCCGTTCATCACGCACCCGGCCGCGGCGGCTTTGGCGCAGTCCAGCACTCTGGACATAACGCCGCTGGTCACTCATGCGGTGACGGTTGCGCTGGCGCAGACCTCGACGCTGGCGGTCACTCCGCTGGTGGTTCACCCGTACGCGGTGACGCTGGCCCAATCCAGCGCTCTCGCCGTAACGGGTGCCCAAACGATCCCGTCCACCATCACTTTCGCTAGCGTCAGCGCGCTTGGTGTCGCGGTCCAAGGGCAACAGTTCGCCACCGTTGCGCTAACCCAAAGCTCCACGCTCACCGTCACCGCACTACCTGTTCACCCCTACGCAGTGACGTTCAGCCAAACCAGCACACTGAACGTCACCACCGTGGCGGTGGCCCGCGTGGCAGCGGTCGCGTTCGTCGGCAGCAACACCTTGCAAATCACCGGGACGCTGCTGGTTGCGGCGGTCGTAGCGTTCACCTCATCTAGCACGGTGAATATCACTGCCATTGCGGCGAACCCCTATCAGGGCGGGCCGTGGGTGGTGGGGGACGGCGACAGCCAGTGGGATGTGCGCGAGAGTCAGCCACGTTGGAAAGTCGGTGCAGCTAGCAGCCGTTGGTTGATAGGAGTCTGACCCCTGTGATTGTCGTGCAACGCGAAACCGACGACTGGCTTTACAAGCCCATCTACCAAGACGGCACCCTCTACACCGGCTCGTGGTCCTACCAAATCACCGCCTACGGCGCACGCCCCACCGGCGCATGGCTAACAGCTGTCACGAACACCGGTCGCAAAGGCATCGATATTCAAGGCATGTCCAAGGGCTATTACTGGCTGTGGATACGCATCGACGGACAAGGCACCTATGCGCCTGTTGAGGCGCCTGAAGACCTGATAGTGGAATAGTCGGCGTTTAAGCTTAGGCGTATGGCTGCCTGGGATGCTCTGTTGATGGAGAAGTTCCGGGCACCCGCACGGGTGTGGGAAACACCGGGCGCGCTCGCGTCCTATTTGGAGCCGCGGACGATTGCGACCCCGGCGTTGGAGTTGATAGATGCCGCGCTGGTCCGGTTGTTGGACACCCCTGATGGCAGGCTGATCATTTCGATGCCGCCGCAGGAGGGCAAATCCACGCGGGTGGCGAAAGACTTTCCCACGTGGGTGCTGAAGATGCGGCCCGACTGGCGAGTCATCACCGCCTCCTACGGGCAGAGTCTGGCGAACCGCAACGGGCGTGCGATACGCCGGAACATCACCCATCATCCCGAGTTGGGGTTGAAGGTTGCACCCGACAACGGTGCGGTGCATGACTGGCAGTTAGATGGGCATGAGGGCGGCGTCCTGTCGGTGGGTGTCGGCGCCGGTTTGACCGGCCGACCGGCCGATATTGAGATCATTGATGATCCGATCAAGGACCGCAAAGAAGCCGATTCCGAGACTTACCGCAACAATGTTTGGGACTGGTGGACAGACGTAGCTAGTACGCGTCTCGCCCCCGGTGCGCCCGTGGTGATCATCCTGACCCGCTGGCACGAAGACGATTTAGCTGGACGCCTGACAAGCCCGGAGCACAACCCCGATTGGGAAGCCTGGGAAGTACTCAACATTCCCGCGCAGGCCGATCATGACCCGGCTAAAGGGCAAACCGATCCGCTTGGCAGGCAGCCTGGCGAATACATGATCAGCGCCCGCCGCAACAAAGACGGCACACCCCGCACGATGCGGCAGTGGGAAACGCTTAAACGGTCCAAAGGCACACGCACCTGGACCGCGCTATATCAAGGCTCCCCGTCGCCTGCTGAGGGTGGCGTGTTCAAACGCGACTGGTGGCAGTCCTACACGCAGCCGCCGTGGATCGAACACCCCAACGGGGCAAGGGTTACCGCCGACCAGGACGCGGAGGTTATCGCCTCCTGGGATATGGCTTTCAAAGCCACCACCGACTCTGACTATGTGGTGGGTTTGGTGTGGATGCGGCGCGGTTCGAACGCCTATCTGCTGGATAGGGTGCGCGGACGCTACGACTTTGTGGAAACCTGCCAACAATTCCGGGTGCTGTCTGCGCGTTGGCCACAAGCCACCTTGAAACTGGTGGAGGACAAGGCGAACGGACCGGCTGTGATAGCGGCGCTTCGCCGCACGGTCCCTGGCATTGTTCCCGAGGAACCACACGGCTCGAAGGAAGCCCGCGCGGCTGCCGTGTCGCCGCTCGTAGAGGCTGGAAACGTTTATCTCCCGTCACCTGAGCTGGCTCCGTGGGTCGGTGACTTTATAGAAGAGTGTGCTGCGTTCCCGAACGGCGCGAACGATGACCAAGTGGACGCCATGTCGCAAGCGTTGAACCGGCTGCTGCTGATACCGCTGCTGCAAGGTGAACTGATCACCGCCGAGGATTTGGATGAGGAACTAACCGACGACCTTAGCTATCTGAAAGCAGCTGTCTGACTAGGGCTTTTATAGGGAAACCCCACTTCTGTTTAATTTCCGCCGCGCAATTAAAGTAAATGCTTAAGGGGGTGGCTCGTGGCTAGTTGGATGGACAAGCTTTTCGGGGCACCCACCGTGACGGAAGAGGCTCCGCAGTCGGTGGAGGTTGAGAAGCTGGACCGGCTGGAGAAGCTTTACAGCACAACCGCCGCCGAGTTGCGGCAGGAACAAGAGACCGGGCTTCTGCTGCAAGAGGCAATCACTGAGCTGGAAACCACCTTGGCGGAGCGGGGTTGGCAGTCGATCAATCCCACCGAAGGCGGCACCGAGTTTTCCCGCAGCAGCCTCCGCGAGTCCACCGGCCTGTCCCGGCTGACCACGATCAGCAACCCTTTGGTGAAGCGTGGCGTCGGTTTGCGTGTCGCCTACGTGTGGGGGCTCGGGGTTGCGATAGAGGCGCGGGCGAACGGCGAAAACGAAACCCAAGACGTAAACGAAGTCATCCAAACCTTCCTAGACGACCCGTCGAACAAAAAGACCTGGACGAGCGCCACCGCCCACGAGGAACGCGAACGCGCCCTAGCAACCGACGGCAACCTGTTCGTGGCGTTGTTCACTTCCCCGCTTAACGGGCGTGTGCAAGTCCGTCTAGTGCCGTGGGACGAAATCACTGATGTGATCCGTAACCCTGAGGATCGGGCTGAGCCCTGGTTTTACATGCGGGAATGGGTCGCGGAAGTCATCAACCCCGGGACGGGGCAGGTGACCCGCGCGGAACGGGTGGCGTTCTATCCGGCAATCGATATCGCTGACGGCATTCCTGGCGGTCCTCGGAATCGGATTCGGACGCGTCCGCCACGGCTCACAGTCAACGACAAAACGGGTCCGGTCTATTGGGACACCCCCGTCCTGCATGTCAAGGTCAATGCGCTTTCCGGTTGGAAGTTTGGTTTGCCTGATGTGTACGCGGTGCTTCCCTGGTCGCGTGCATACAAAGAGTTCCTGACTGATTGGGCTGTGCTGGTTAAAGCGTTGTCGCGGTTCGCGTGGCGGGTCACCACTAAGACCTCTAAGGCGTCGCAGGTGGCTGCGAAGATTCAGGCCGCGGCGACCGCTAACAGTGTGACGGGGCAGCCGGACGCGGTGGGCGCCGCGGGGGTTATGGACCCGTCGGTTAATTTGGAGGCGATTCCGAAGACCGGCGCCACCATCGATTCCGAGTCGGGGCGTCCGTTGGCTGCAATGGTCGCGGCAGGGCTTGGCGTGCCCGTCACGATGCTTTTAGGTGACCCTGGCACCACGGGGGCTAGGGCTACTGCGGAGACGTTAGATCGCCCCACAGAGCTGGAAATGTCCGGTAGGCGTGAGCTGTGGGCGCAGGTTGAGCAGCGCCTGCTGGGCTATGTGATTGACCAGGCTGTTAAGGCGCCCCGCGGGCCGCTGAAAGGCACCGTCAAGATTGACGAGTGGGGCCGTGAGGTTGTCACCCTCCAAGGTGACGAGGACGGCACCCAACACACCGTCGATATTCGCTTCCCGCCGTTAGAGGACACGCCCGTTGACGTGCTGGTCAAGGCGATCGCGACAGCGGATCAGACGATGAAGATGCCGCCGAAGCTCGTATTCCAACTCTTGGCGCAAGCTTTGGGTGTGGAAAACATTGACGAGCTGCTAGAGGAACTGTTGGACGAGGACGGCAACTGGATTCCTCTTGACGCTAAAGACGAACAGGTGAAAAACGACATGCGGAAACGCGGCGAGCTGGACCCGCTGCCCCCGCCCGTCGTACCCGGCGCACCCGGGCAAGGCCAGGACCAGCCGGAGGCTGAACCCGCCGCGAGGCAGTAATGGCGGTCACCGCTTCCACCATCGCTAACACGCTGTTGATGCGGAACGAAGTGGACCGCTACCTAGCGGTTATCGAAAATGACCTGTTCCGTATGTGGCGTGTCGCGTGGGCTGAAGTGGTTGGGGAGTTCGCGCAGGCAGCTCAGGAACTGATTGACATCGGTGACGGCGACTGGCCTACCCGTACGCAGGTGTTGCGTGCGCAACGCGCGCAGAACGCCTTGAAGGCCGCGCTAGAAGCCTTGCAGGCGATTGTGCCTGGCTCTGAGGCGGCGATGCAGTCGCAGCTACGGCAGGTTCTGGCGTCGGCTGAGCATTGGACGCAGCAGATAGCCCGCTCACAGTTTCCGGCTGGGGTGTCGGTTGGGTGGGCGCGTGCAGACGCGGCTGCTATTCAGCAGATAGTGGTGCGGACCACCAGCCGAATCCACGCGTTGCACCGCCCACTCACCGCTGAGATGGAAGCAAACCTGAAAGCGGTTCTCATCCGCGGCGTTATGGTGGGCGATAACCCTCAGGCGGCGGCACGGCAGCTCCTAGGACGATGCCAGCAAGTGTTTAACGGTTCGTGGGCGAGAGCTGCGAACATCGCCCGGACTGAGATGCTGGATAGTTTCCGTGCCGCTGCAAGACAATCCCGGCTCGCCAACACAGATGTGATCAAGGGTTGGAAGTGGCACACCACCCTGTCCGCCCGCACCTGCCCAGCATGTTTGAGCCAAGCTGGGTCGGAGCATCCCGCATCGGAGCCCGGACCGTTGGGACATCAACAATGTGTTCTACCGGGTGCGGTTGTGTCAGGGCCTCGGGCCGAAGCCAGCACGGCGCGATGGTTTGACGGTGAGGTCATCGACCTCTACACCGACGGTGGGCGCTTCCTGTCCGTCACCCCAAATCACCCGGTACTGACTCCGCAAGGTTGGGTTGCGGCTGGTCTCCTCTACGAAGGCGGCTACATAGTCGGCAGCCCCCTCGCTGAGGGGCCAGCGCCCAGCAATATCCCAGACGATCACCAAGTGCCAGCCGCTATTGAGAAGGTAGCGGAGTCGCTCGGGGGTTCGCTGTTTGTGGATGCCGTAGCTATGCCAACCGCCGCCGAAGATTTCCACGGCGACGGCTCCGGCAGCAATGTCCACGTTGTACGGGCCGATAGCTCTCTGCGGGAAGACCTTAATTCCCCGCGCCTGGAGCATGCCAGCCATTGTCCGTTCGCTGGGCGTGACGCCGACCTGCCGAGCCTCTCGGGTCTGGGCGGCGAGGATCTTGCGCTCCATGGTGGGCGGGATGCCTCGGGTAGCGGCATGGGCGGCAGCCGTGATTCGTCGGTTTTCCTCGGGAGTTCTAGCGTCAGCCAGGGCGCGGTTGACTTCAAGGCTTCCCCGGATTGGGATATCGGCGGCTCGGAGCCTGCGTTCTATAGAGGTGCGGGCAACGCCGTAGCATTCAGACAAAGCGTTCATAGAAGCGCCCGCGACATATTCACTGATGATCGTCTCCCACGGGTGGGGGCTAGCGGCGCGTTGCTGAAGGCTGGACTTATCGCCAACGATGGCGTACCGGTCGGCCTTGCTGCGCCACAGTCCGCGCTC